GTAGCACTAAATCATATAGTTAATATGTATAAGAATGCAGGATGTAGCGTCTATAGTGACGTTATCCCTGCAGCTGTAGAAAATAAGAACTTCTACGATACATATAATAATGAAGACATCTATGTAGTTGATGATTTAGGAGCACGATCCAAAAGTCAATGGTCAAATATAGTGAATATGGTTTCATCAGCACGATTTCCGCTGGAGGCTGCCAGAATAGAATACAAAGACACCAAGTATTTTAATTCTCGCTTAATGTTACTAACTTGTAACTCTATCCCAGCTAGTTTTAACCCCTCCATTGACGGGGTTGCTGACACCGATGCACTATACAGACGATTGATAGTTTTTGATTTTGAGAAAGCACATTATGTCGATGGTTCCTACACTGGCAGTGTGTCTGTACAACGTTTTGACGACACTCCAGGAGTTCGAATTTTTAAAGAAATAAACAAGTTTGGACTTTGCAATGGTGACACAACCGCACCAACACTAGATCTCAAGGCAATTGACAAATTTATCCACAATGAACTCACCATCAAAATGAAGCATTTCACCGCTAATAAAGATCTCACGCAAAACGTAATTGGAACTCCTTTCCCACAAGGTTTGATGGAAGATGCAGCAAATTGTGCCAGCGGTATGTTCGCTGGTTTTCCAGGAATAGATTATGTTGTTGGCGAAGTCGTCGATATTATAGCAAGATTTGCGGACAAATGTAGCGATTTGAAGAAAGTTGACCCAATAAAATGGGCTAGAAGACAGAAGTACGCTATGTTTGTAGGTCTCGCTATAGCTATGGGCGGTTATGCCATCTACAAAACAGTCAAAGAAAAAGATCCAAAGAACGAACCAGAACATCCCAACATCCATTTGCACTATGCTTCAAATCGAGATAAACGTAAACGAAATGTCAAAAATCTCTTTGCTAACGGAGTGCAAACATATGATGGCATTCCTGAACTTCCAGTACCACAATTAGTCCCATACAGCACGAATGTTTGCGTGACTAAATTTGATTTTCAAGACAAAGAAGGAAGAAGTAAAGCTGCTACATGCCGAGGATTGTATTCCGTTGACAAAATTTTGACCACAGCTCATATGTTCCATGACACCGATTATAACAAACCCATCTATATCACCACGCGGATTGGAGAACAAGTTCTCTATGATTACATGGAGGTATTTTTGGTTATGAAGAACGATATCGAAGATTGGATCATATTCCGACTCCCAGAGACAGCACCTAGATACATGAAGAAGATCAAGATGGCAACTATCAATACATCACGAAAACTCTATCTAGCAACAGGTGATACAAAGATTATCAACTTAGGCACGGATATTGAGCAATACCATTTTGGTCTTAGTTATGAGTATGGCACTTTTAGTGGTAAACTTACTGACAAAGACCTCATGTATGATTGTGAAGGCCAAGGCATTTGCGGTTCAATATTATTGACTATGGATGGTAGAATCATAGGTATGCATGTAGCTGGAGTTGAGTATGAAGAAGATGGAAAAATCTATCGAAAAGGCATTGCAAGAACATTCAACGAAAATAGTTTCAATCTCATCATGGGTATCATGTCTCTTAGCGTACAAGATAAAGTCAACTTGGATTACGAAGTAAAAGAAAGAGCAATTTCAGGCGTGTATATCAGAACAAACGACAGATGCTACGGCGTTGAAGGCACTAGATATACGAAGTCACCCATTTATGGAGTTTTCACCATTTGGAGGAAACCTGCTCTAGATTTACCTAAAGAGAAACAAGATTATAAGGTACTCACAGAAGCTATGATGAAGCCGGTTGATCAAGTCAATCTACAAGGCGTAGAATTTGCAGAAGAAGCTCTCCAACAAATCGCAGATCAGAAATATACCAATTTGTCAGAACAAGAAATTGTCAAAGGAAATGGAATTATGAAGCGTATTGATCCTACAACATCCACAGGACATACAGCCAAATATAACGACAAAATACATTACTTGGATTACGAAAATGGAAAATTGACAAATGAATGCAAGGATGAAATCAAAACAATAACTGACAAAATTGTTACAGGCAATTATGATTTCAATGATGTAGCCACAGTAGTGTCAAAAGATGAATTGAAAGACGTCATTGACCCTACAGATCCCGATTCTCAACCCAAGAAAATTCGCATTTTTACTAATTATCATCTTTTTAGCACTATTTTATTTAGATTCTTTTTTGGAAATTTGATGTCATTTGTAATGGAACACAGAATAGAGAATGGTATAATGATCGGCATAAATCCACTCAGTGCTGAATGGCACAGCTTTGCACAACGTTTAACTATGACAGGTAGAAAGATTTTTGATGGAGACTATGCTAATTATGACAAGAATATGCACCCAGTTTTTCAAAGACGATTGAATAATTGGCTAAAACAACGCACTTTAATATCATCCACAAATTACAATAAAATATTTGGCACCAATTACACAACACATCAAGTAGAATGTATTCTAGATCAAATTCTAGAATGCATAATTAGTACTCCTATCCTAAGTAAAAATAAGAAATTCATCACGACACATGGTTTACCTTCAGGCACAGCCCTAACAGCTTTTTATAATTCCTGTATTAATAAGATGTACACAGCCTATGTTTATCGTATGGTAGCCCCAGCAGACAAATGTCGTATAGATTTATACTACAAATATGCTGATATGGCAACTTATGGCGATGATATAATAGGAAATGTTTCATCTGAAATAAGACATTTTTATAATCCTGTAGCTTTTTCAAATATAATGCGTTCACTTGGCCTTGATTTTACTCCTGCCGACAAGAATCTTCAATGGACTGAAGATAATCAATTCAAAGATCTCAACCAATGCACTTTTCTTAAGCGAGGGTTCTATCTTCATCCAGAACTCGGGCAGATCGTGGCTCCGTTAGATGTCAAATCTATGGAAGGTACACTGAATTACATCACAGATCCAAGTAGGTCAGTCGAATTGTTGAAAGACAAGCTATATAACTTCCAGAGAGAAGCTTATCTTCAGCCAGGAGACTACTATACTAGGAGTATGCGCCATGTGAGAAGTATTTGCCAAGAAAAGAATATATCATTTGTACCTTTGACCAATGATATGTTAAAGAAAATGTATGCCGACAACACTTATGCCGATTTGTTGAATCTCAACTAGAAAACACATCTAGCATTGTCCCGCATGACGTTAAACTGCATTAGACACGCATAGAACCGGCTAAATGCGTGATCTAAACACAAATTCCAATCATGAACACACAAACTAACACATTCGGCAACAAAGACACCAACAACACCAACTCAAACTCACTATCAGTAGATTTCCAATACAAGACACAGAGAGGTATCCAATTAGTGCAAAGACCATCAACATCGGTTTCC